AACGAACTGATGAGCCCGGAAGAAATTGAGCGGCTGAAGCGCTTAATAAGCAGTGAATTAGGTTATGGAACAAAGGATGGGTATTCATTGGCTGAGCTTTGCAGAACCGCCCACGCCGCGCATGAGTACAAAGCAGAAAACGAAAAGCTGCGTGCTGAGCTAAAAGAATCTCAGCAATGGGAAGCGCATTACAGAGAAAAAGCACGGAGATGTTTCTAGGATGAATAATATGACTGACGAGTTGATGACCTTAGAAGACATCGAAGAGTTTATGACAGGCCAGCCCTACGCGCCCGTGGGAATGATCGAACGACTTGTTGCAACGGCCCGTGCCGCGCATGAATGGAGAATGAAGTACGATGCAAGAAAAGTAGAAGTCGCCGCCATTTATTCGCATAACGAGAATCTTGCTTCGGGTTTAGCTGATGCGCTATCTCAGCGAGATATATTGATGAAGATTATCAACGATGATGGTTCGCTAGAAACTTTCGAACAGCATAGAGAGATTCTTGTCGACATGCGAGCGGCTTACAATCACTTTCCTGAGTTGCAAGAAGAAAACGAAAAGCTCCGCGCCGAGATTGCAGAGTTGAGGAAGCTTCTGTCTATAGCAAGTACGGCGCTCTCAATTGCCGATGATTGGAATTTAAGCGAAGTGCAGTTAGACCAGCAACAAGCCGAGATGATAACTAATTTTGCTGCCACCGATCGTGAGGATGATGAGCATCCGCATGACGAAGGATGGGTTACGACATGCGGCATTTGCAATGCTATCGATGCCGCCATAGCCGCCGAGAAGGAGCAAGCCAAGTGAGCGAAGAACTTCACAGCTGTTCAAACTGCCGGCATTTATGGAAAGAAATAGAAAGCTGGGAACTTAGCCATATTTGGGGATGGAAGTGTGAAGCAAAACCAAATATGTCAAATTTAAAATCATTTCCATTTAAACGAACAAAATGCAAAAGCTTCGAACAGCGTGAAATATCAGATTTTCCCGATATGAAGGCATTGATGCTCTTGTGTAAAAGTGACGAGCAAACCAAATGAGCGAAGAGAAAAGCTACGGACAAATATTATGGGAAATAACGTACCCCACAGCAGTATGGAAATGGCCTGAACTGGAGAAATTATTGCAAGAGGACTTGGAAAGGCGCGCTCAGACCGTCATCTCCGAATTCCTGCGCCGCAATGGGAAGGGCTGTGGCATGGTTAGATCTAAGCAAGATGACAATGAGTGAAGAGAATACATTAGAGCAAGTATTATCAAAAATAGAAAAGGCAAAATGTCTTCTCGAAGAGACATTCCTAGATAAATCTATAAGCCCACACAGCCAAGTAAATATAAATGGCGTTTGCGATATTCTAGATAGTATCCTAGAAGAAATTAGGAAGGTAGCCTGGGAGGAGCAAGCCAAATGAATGAAGAGAAAAGCTATGGCGATGTAGCCTATGAAGCATTCCACGCGAATGACAGAGATTTTGATATAGTAGCTAAGGCCGTCATCTCCGAATTCCTGCGCCGCAATGGGGAGCCGTTTTTATATCTAGATCCGGAAACCGGCGATACCTGCGGCAACAGAAATGAGGTTTATCATTTCCCCCTCTTCGCCGCGCCTCAGGGCGACAATAAATTACAACCGCATAGTCAACAATTGCACAAGCGCAGTACAAGCGAGCCCAGCGGCGATTAGATTAATTCTCCCGGAAGGAATGCCGATGGCGGCCAAGAAAAACAAAATGAAGGCGGCGACTAGTAGGATGATAATGAGTAAAGACATGATTTTCTCCTATGGCTTATAAGATGAAGCCCACATATTTCAAGATTGAAATCGAACTTGATACAAAAGCAAGAATATATAGCAGATGGAAATCAGCTTATTATGATGAAATGGCCGGAAGAAATGTAAAATCAATTGGATTCTGGTTCGGCATTCTTTGCGTGAGGATTGTCATTAATGATGAACGAATATAATCTGATCGATAGCGAACTAATGAGAAAATGATTTCTATGAAACGTATCGCCCCGCAGGAAGATGATGACGATGATGTTTGTCACTATGAATTTCCTGACTGCGGGAGATTGATCCTAGATACCATCCATGGTCGAATAATAATTGATGTACGCAAGAATGACGTAAATTCATTCGTGTTTGTGAATGGCGTGAGAATTGATAAGTTATTGATTCAAAATATCACTCAGGCAAATCATTCACATCATTAGTTGCCGTCGCCCTAGCCTCATCAAGCGCAGTCTGAATCGCCGCTTTTTCTTCTTCAGTCCAATCGTCTCGATTCGCAGCAATACGCGCTCCGATTGTGTCGCTCACTTTTTGCCATTCGGCTAATCCAATATTGGCAAGACGCAATATATCAACTGCGGCCGAGATAATTTCTAATTGACTTGTCATTGCGCTCCTCTCTTCTTGAGCGTGGATTGCAGGGCCTCCAGCAGGCTTGTGGCGGCGCCAAGATGCGCATTGGCAACATTAACGCTTCCAGAAGATAGCGCGCCCTCGGCGGACATTATAATGCTTCTGGCTTCGTCCGCCCTAGCAAGAAACTGCAAACCTTCAGCTCTGGTAATACGCTTGCGCACCGCCAAATCATCAATAGATTTATAAGTAGCAGTTAAGCTGGCCTTGGCATATTGAATACGATCTTCGGTCGTTTGGGGCGGCTGAAGTGATTGACAGGCGACAATGAGGCCAGTAGAAAATATTGCGAAGATGGCAAACCATTGCGCCAATAAAGACCATTCTCGATTGTCGCGCCTCATGCGTTGTCCTTTCCTTTCTCCAATACGCTTTGTGTGGTATGAAATCGGATAAGTATGACCAAAATACCCATTATTCTGACCATGTTATCGTACGCCTCAGACCCCAAAAGTCCGGAGAATTGATCCGCAATCAATGGCCACCAATTAGGCATCGATATGACCATGACGCCTAACCATGCAGTCCAGGATTTTAAGATTCCAAGTAGGTATTCGCTAAGCATGATTATCTCCTTTTATTTGACGCCATTAAATTCTAGAGAAAAATGGCCAGCATCTTTAGACTTAAAACGATATCCGGCTGATCCTCCAAGCTGCTCCCACTCCAAAACAAGCGGCAAATAGTCCTCTGGATCACTTGTATATTTTCCTCCAACGAATAAATTAAAATCCACTGCAAGCCGCTTAATATGTAAAGAATTGGCTATTCCGATGCCTTTCTTAGCATTGAGCGCAGCCTGCTCTGGCGTGCGATAAGCTTCACCAAAGGTCAATTCGTATCCATGATCATAGCTCCATAGAATGAGCTGTCCGATCATCTTTGTAAACTGTCGCTGTTTCTCTGATAATGTACTCATTTCAATTCCACGATTTCAGCATTTTTCAGATCGGACTTCAGAGCCACAATGATGTGATAAACGTCCGTCTTGTTCTTATAGCCCTCGCTTTGCGCAACCGTCTTTCCATTCGCCGCGACAACGCGGAAGTACCATTGCGTTCTGAATGTTCGAAACGATAGTCGAGAAAAAATATGAATTCGCATATCACGGCCCCATGAATTGCTTGGCGAATTCAGGATTGCTTTGTATCATTTGCAAGAACTGCATTCGACTCATGGGTTGTTGTCCCGCTTCTACTGCCTGCGATACATGCTTTGCATAAGCATCTTGATTGCCGAGTATTCCAGCAGGTGAAGTCGGGCTCATCATGCCTTTCAAGCGCGCCAGCCAGTTCATTCCGCCTTGTTGTGGTTGTCCATAGTCCGGCATGATCTTCTCCTATGATTCGGTTAACAGAAATTTATGCTACTACAGATTATGCTGTTTCCTCAATTAGGAGGAAATATGTTCTGGATAAAACTTATTGCGCAAATGTTTGCTCTTTTGATTCTGCCATTAATATTAGCAGCCATCATTCCGCCAATAGCCGTCTATGCCGTCGAAGCGCTTGTGATTCTTTATATTCATGGCGAGCTGTCATGAAAGTTATCATTGCCTTTTGTATCCTATGTCTCGTCGCTTTTTCCGGGCATATCATTGTGCGGCTTTTTGCCATCTGCCTACGCGGCATAAATCGGCTGACTACTCCGCCCTGGACGCCTCCCGAGAAGGACTAAGCGCTTTCTCAATCCGCAGGCGCATTTTTTTATCCTTCATCCTCCCTAATACGAATTTTAGGCCGCTTCCGATAGGCAGTGGCACACCGGTTGCGGCAAAAGTAATGCCGCCCTCAATAATCATGGCCTTGATGCTTGATGCCGTGTTGGAATAATTTACTGCGCCAGCGACGGGAATATTTAAGTCGTCAATCACCTGAGAAAGCTCTCTCAATTTGGCTGCATTATTTTTGCCAAAAATAAGATCGAGCTTTTCATCGCTAATTGTCTTTAATGCCTTTGACATGCCAGCGGGAGAGACTATTGGCTGACCATAAGCATCAGTTACGGATTTATTTTTCGTGGCCTGTTCTTTTAACCAATCTATTGTTACGCCCTGCAAGTCTCTCCATGCCTGCGCACCTTTTGGGCCGCCACGAAATAATGTAGTCCGAAGATTGCGTAGATCTTGAATGGAATATTCACCGGGAACTGCTTTTTGCCAAACATCCTCATAGGCAATAGCCCTATCAGTCGTTCCAGGTTTTGTCGCTAGAATTTTTGCAATCGCACCTTGATTCTTGAACTCGTTCGCGTATCGCTCATATGAGCGTCTAGCGGCTTTGTATGTTTCGCCGCCTTGTCCTTCAGTAAGTTGGTCAATGATTCTTTTTGCCGGCGGCCCAAAGTAAGAATTAGCGCCTTCTGTGGAATTGGCCCCAATCGTTTTGCGAATTTCTTCCAGATCGTAAATCGGCAATGGTTTCCCCGTAGGAATCAAATCCCCTTCTGGACCGATTTCCGCAGCACCTAATCTTTTTAGCTCTCGACTTATTACATTTAAGACGGGCGCATTGGTGGCAGAAGAGATATTTTTGTTGGCATAATCAATGAGAGAATCTACCGGCAATTCATCATTCATTGCGCCTTGTTGCCTTGCAATTTTATATTTCGTGTCGACTTCAGACTTCGCCGCCATCATGCGATTCCGGGTAACATTATCAATACGCTTTCCTAGTTCGATCATTGTCGGCGCGGTACCTCCGGTCTGCTCTTGATAGACATCAAAATTTTGCATTAGCCGCGCATTGTTTTCTGCATTCCGCTCGCGAAGCGGTAGTCCTTCTTCAGTTTTTGCGATATCGCTCTCGAATTTTTGTTGTGTCAGATCGCGAGAAAGCGTCCCTTCTGTTGGCTTTACCGGCACCGGCAAATTCTCGGCTCTTGCCAATCGTTGGGCACGTAATTCAGCTTCTGCCGCCCCAACGCCAGGCATTGCTGCTATGGCCTCTTGAGGCGTCTTCGTGATAAACTTTTCAAACAATGGTGAGACTGTTCTTCCGACGGCTTGCTCAGCCTTCATTGCTGCGCCGCCAATCCCGGCCTTGATAGCCCCAGTTGGGAATCCTGGAGATATTGGCGGCAATGAGCCAAGGACTTCAGCAGCCTTTTCGGTGATGGCTTGCCCGGTCTGGCTACGCGGCTGATAGGTTAATGCCCCCGCAGTTTCCATTGCCTTCTGTTCCGCCTCTGGCATCGGCGCACCGCCAATACGCGCCGCCGCCCCACGAATACCGCCAGCAATACCGCCTAGCATTCCACTACCCATTGCCAGCGCTGTTTCCCCTGCGCCCATAGCGGCTTCTAGGCGAGGATATTCAGCCGCGAATTTTTCAGCCGCAGTTGGCCCTTGAGCCGCTGATTGCGAAGAGGCTTGGCCTTGTATGCCGGATGGAATTTGCTCCAGCATTTGCATGGGTGTTTTGGGCGCAGCCTTCGGCTCTGATGCGGACTCTTCAAGAATCCATCGATCCTGTCTGGCTTGTTGCATTCGCGGCTGCGCCGCTTGGCCGATTGGCGCACCATTCCAATTCATAGCGATCATGCCTGGCGTAGGAGTTCGCCCAGGGGCGCGAACTTGCAGATTGGACGTTCCTTCCTTGATATCAGTCGCCGTAGTGCCCGGAGCACCCATTGGCTGATCGTCTTCGAGAACCCAAGGCATTATTGCGCCCTCACCCAATCAGATCCGGTTGACGTCATTCGCATGCCGGTATCGGGATTCATAATGGTTCTGCCTTTATATTGGCGTGGATCTGGAAGCGAATTGAAAACTTGTTGCTTCTGTTCTGTTGGCGCGGCCGGCTCGCTCGCCTTCTGTTGCTTCCCTTGCAATACCGCGCTGCGGCGCAACTCTGAGATCTGTTTCAATCCTTCCAGCTTCGAAACAATTTGCTGTGCATTATCATATTGGCTCGGCAAAAATGGTTGTACCGACGCTCTTTCTGCTGGTGATTGCGATGCGCCCAATAGTTCATGTGCCACCATTGCGGCTTCTTGGAACACCGCGCCTCTGGCTGATTGTTCTTGCGGCGTATCACCCTTACCAAGCAAGCTTTCCATGCCAGGGCCACCAATCCAAGGAAGGTTGATCATCGCTCCCCGTCCTTGGGTGAAAACTTGTGGCTGTTGTTTAACCAATCCAATAGCCCTATCCAAAGTAGAAATACCGGCGGTTGTTGAATCAATCGTCTTTTGCTGATCGGCCGTGAGCTTTTCTTTCTTGCCAAGTTCGCCTTGTGGCCCAATGATTGGCCGAGCTTCACCAGTAACGGCATTGATTGCCATACCCGACTGCGAGTCATATTGCCATCGGCCTTGCTCCTGCGCTTGCGCCGCGCGTTGATTAGTTGCAATCTCGCCAGGCGTCATCGTTTTTTGAATGCCTGCTCCGATTGGTCTTCCCGTATAAGGATCTAATGCCGCAATGCTTCCACCAACATCCGCGAAATGCGCCTTTTCCGCGTCGGGATTAAATGGCAGCACCTCATAAGAATTATCCTTGAGTAAATTCACTACCATACGTTTCCCGGTTTGCGGATCAGTAAATGTTTTTGTTTCTCGAACTTCCGGTTTTATCTCCTTTGCCAGATCAAACATTTGCTTTGCGAGAGCAATATCGGCAGGGCCGCCTCTCGCCATCATTCGCTGCCCGAATTGCATATATTTTTGATATTCGGATATAGGCTTTTGTTGTGGCGCGGCAACTTCAGTCGGCGCATTCTGTATTGCTCCTGGCTGCATACCACTCATCGATTGCATAGCGCCTGGCTGTGCAGCACTAATCGGCTGCGCTTGTTGTCCAGACAATAATCCTTGAAAAGCCTTCTGTGATTCTGCTTGTTGTCTCAATTGTTGCGCCTTAAGTGCGCCTTCAATGTCGCCTTTTTGAGCATAAGCGCCCATCAGTTTTCCGAAATCAAATTGCTGTGTTTGCGGATTGAAGGCTCCTTGCGTCGCCTGCCGCATTGCTTGCTCATCTTGCAATGCACGTTGCGCTCTTTGGAGATTTATTTGTTCCATCATTTGCGCAAGCGCATTATGCTGTTGCTGCGTTTTGAAATTTTCGGCTTCGCGATAAGCATCGATTGGCGTATAAAAGTCGACCATGATTATCCCCAATTAATGAATTCGCCAGCGCCTTCGGTGCGCTGTGGCTGATTTTGCGCTTGATAAGCAGCCATTGCTTGCGCCCATCGCGGATCGTTTTGAATAGCGCCAATGGATTGCGTGTAGGCGGAGCCGCCAAGCCCGCCATATGGTTTGGCATAATTCAAATAAGCCTCGATGGAAGGATTGTCATATCCGCCGAATAAGTTGCGCAAATAATCGTAATTGACTATCTCGGAACCGCCCGGAAGTCCACCGGCATTGGCTACTCTTTCATAGCCTGCCTGGCGAGATGGATCGGCGAATTGATCCGGAGTCAAAAACATTTGGCTTTGATCGATACTATTAGGATTGAATCCTCTTGCAGCCAGCTCATTGGCTATCGTCATTCCATGTTCTTGGTGCGCCTGTAATCGCTTTGCGCTCTCGGCATTGTCTCTAGAAATGCCATAGGCAAATAGCGCCGGTATGACGGCTGCGCTTGCCAGGGCACCATAGCCACCAGTGAAACCACCTGCACCAGCCGCCTCTGCACCAGTGGCCGCGCCGGTTCCTGCCGCAGTTCCCGCCGTTTCTGCCGCTGGAGTCAATGCAAGCTCACCAGTACCAGCAAGCCCTTGTGCGGCTTGTGTTTCCAATGCGCCCATTTGGCTCGCTGTTAAACCACTACCGCCGACGCCACCAATTCCGCCCGTACTTCCGCCCGTGGCGAGGTCATATAGATAGTTTGATGTGCCAGGCGGAGTGCTGCTGAATGTGCTTCCTAAACTGCTACCGCCACCACCAGCGCCGCCAGAAGGCGCAATAGCAAGCTCTCCTGTGCCTGATAAGCCTTGAGCTGCCTGCGTATTCAATGCACCCATTTCGGAAGCACTAAGCCCGCTACCGCCCATTCCGCCAATTCCTCCCGATGCGCCGGAACTTCCGCCTGCAAATAAATCCTTCAGATAATTCCCGCCCGTCTGCATAAGGCCGGAACCTTGTCCGCCCTTGCCGAATAATCCACTGGCCAATGATCCTAGCGCCTGGTTGGTGCCCTTGCTCTCGCTCATTGCACCCTGATACCCAAACTGCGCGGCAGTCGCCGGATTGTTGTAGGCACCCGCGAGACGTGCCTGAAAGTCGCGCTCCTTGTCAAATTGTTGACCCGCATACCCTTGCGCTTGGTTTTGCAATGCCTCAAGAATATTGCCGGAGCCGAGGAAACCCTTACTAGCCATATTGCGAGTCAAGGCTTGCTGGCCTTGATCAAGCCCGAATTGATAGCCGGGAAGTTGGGTAACTAGATTCGGATTGGTTTGCAATCCTTCCAATCGCGCAGCCGCCATAGGGCGATAAGTTCCATATGGATCGGCGTATTGCTGCGCTGCCTGTCCTGCCTGATTGGCCTGCTTTCCCGCATACCAGTTGGCAAGTGCATTGGCGCCAGTGCCGACTAGCGAACCCCAATCTATAGCCATGTCAATTCCCTTCAATCATGGATTCTTTTCCTTCATAATCTTTTGAATCGCTATCGTGCGCCTAGCTTGCTCGCGAGATATTATCTCCACATCCGTCCGCAAAGCCTTTAATTCCGACCTGATTTCCTTCACATTATCCACAAGCCACGGCCCAAGAAACTCTTGCCTTTCGTGAATTATCGCCACATCTTCTTTTAGCTTTGCTAGCGAAGAATTCATGTTAATTCCCCATGATCCGAGAAATGATAATATGCCGAAAAATATAAACGCAACGGTTGCCTTAGCGCTACTCCATATCATGGAGTTACGTTTATCATCTTCCTTTCTTCTTTTAAGGCCCTGTCGTTCCATTGGTGCATGATATTCTCATTAAATGCCAGCGGCCAGCATGCTAAAGCTAGAGTCTAGCGTCCATATATATGGTTCCATTGGCATTATTCGGCGTCATGAATGCCGGTCTGTTGGCCGTTACCGCCGCATTGTTGACATTAATATTTACAGTATCGATCGTCGTTAATGTTGACGCAACGGTTGTCCAGGCAGCATTAACACTGGCATCATTGGTGCTCCAGGATGTTGGGTTATTTACTGTAATAGTTGGAGCTACGCGCATCGGCACAGGCAAATACATAATCAATTCGCCGGATGTTGTGCCGGTTGTTCTTGCTGCTCCATATCGAGCGGATGTATTGCCGCCGATTAACTTAAAATAGCGGCTTGCCTTATTGAATTCTGTTGGATAATCCGGCTGAATAAATGTCGTCGAGCCAATTCCATCTTCTAATTTTACCCGCCCCAGATCGAGCGTTACATTTTGTGCGGCGGTTCCCTCGGTCCATACCATGACCAGCAGGTTATTAATCGAAGACCCGCACGTGCCGGTAAGCACCGTTGCGTCCGTCCATGTATTAGCAGATGGGGTAATGCTGCCTACTGCGGTAATGGTAAGATTCGATGCGAGGAAAAAGTTTCCCGCTGTGTATGTGCCCGAAGTCCAATCATTAACAACATCGGAAGTTACCGTGTCTGCTGTACCCGTCCATTCGAGAATGGCATAGCGCACAGCTTGAGAGTTGCTTATCCGCAATCGGAAGGACAAGGCTTGCGATTTGCCTCTGCTATCTCTGCAACTAGCCGTCTCGACTATCTGCGCAAGCCCCATCCGTTGCGCAGCGGCTTGATTCTGAGTCAATCGAATGTTGAAAGGTGTGCCATTTTCTTGATCGGATTGCTTCGTTATTTGGATCGAAGCGGTTTGTGTCAGCACATACCAGCAATCGAGACAGTAATTATCATCCGACACCGACGTTGCGGAACCAAATCCGATTTGATCTATCTGAAATCCGGGATTGACGAGCTTATTCGCGCCAATGATTGATGCGGGAAAATCAGCCCCAACCAGTGCCCGGAACGCCGGAGTAGTTGCAGCACCGGACGCAGGCCCCGCCAGCATGATATTCGCGTTCTGATTATCGAGTGATAAAGCGAGCGTGCCGGATGATATAATCGGCGAACCGCCAACATCAAATATTCCGGTCGGCGTTGCAGTCAAAGCAACGCTAGTAACGGTTCCGCCGGGCGTTTTTATGCCGCCTGCCGCGGTCATTACCATGAAACCTGCGGCATGTGTATAAATCAATGTTTCCAGTGTCGCAAGTGTCACGGTGAGAATAATGCTATCCGTGCCGCTCACATCATACTTAACCGTAACCACGACACTCGCAGAGTCGCGGTTGTAGATACTCATAAAATCCACGTCACGAAGCGTAGACGCGGCCGGAGCTGCCAGAATATCGACATCAGTCGTCGAATTAAGCAGCGTTAACTGTTTACCGCTAGAGCCACCATAACCGGACGCGGTTTGATCGGAAAAACAAACAACGGCTTGTGGCTGTAGGCTTGCTACTGCGCCACCGAGAACCGCTTGAAGTTTGCTGTTAACATTATCCAACCGCAACATTGCGTAACTCCCATACATTTTTTGCTGCAATAGATTTTTTCATTTTGGTTTCTTCTGAATCTTTGCGGCCAATCTGTGCTGTACTTATTTTTCTTTTAATGTCTAGCCGCATAAGCGAGGATATCCGCCAGTTCCATTTGATTAACCGTGAATGTCACCTGTCCCGGCGCATGCGTGATATCAATGCCATTGCCATCGACAAGCGTCTTATACTCGTTTGCCGTTCCGGTTGAATTAACCCCAAGGATCTGATTAGCAGAGCCCAATGCGGGCAGGAATTGCGATATTCCTTTCTGAAGACGGAAAAACCATCTCCACCAAGTATCGTGCATCTTGTTGGGCTTCTTCGGATCAATTAAATCCTGAAGCTGTGTTGGTATTGGTACAATATTATTTGTGGCCATAATTATCCTTGCCATCCACTAATGTCAGGATCGGCAGAAGTCAGCCGAAATGCGGTATTTTGTGTATGTCTGAATTCCCAAGCGCGACGTTCGCTGGAGCCAAGTTGAGTCAATCTCGGTCGCCGCTTTGACATGTCGACCAATCGATATTTGCTGAACGTCGAGTAATCATTGTCGGTATAGCGGATTGCTAGCTTGCCGGACGTATTATCTCCAGTAATGCCTAGAGAGTTATAAGCCTTGGGCGTAAGCGCCCCGAAGTCCTCTCTCTCTGTGCGCACATGCACATCAATCGGTGCGCCGACATCCTGGTAGAGATCTGTATCTAGTCTATACACATCGCCTGTCACTTCGTCCAGGATTAAATCCTCTGTCGGACTTCTGGCATAATAAGCACCAGGGAAGTAGGATGACGAATAAAATACTGCCGTCACCGTTCCCGTAATGGCACCGCTAACAGCCGTATCCGGCTGATAGCTGAATTGTGTTGAAGCATGCGCCGTCGGATCGTAGCGAAGATTGAATGAACCGTTAACAGTAGTCGGCGTAGCGCCAGCAATGACAACCGGATCGCCATCGCTTTGGCCATGCGGCAAAGGCATTGTCACCAGAATGGAACCGTCTGTTTGCACGGCAATCGTACTGACAGTCGCCGCAGGAAATGCCGTCAGCTTATTGTCGGTTCCCCAATGCGTCATCATCTCATCGTAGACAAAGGTAATGATCGAAGTTTTCAGCGTGAGTCGATAGAAGACGTGTCCATTGAAGCGTACGACGAATGCGAAGATTGTCGCTAGATCATCACCATCGAGCACCCTGTCAACCCACGGCGTAGAAACTTGCTTCGGGGATATCCCTTCAAACTTCATGACGCTTCTGCCCTTTTGCTTATGCTGACTCATGAAGTAAATCGTATTATCGCTATAGGCGATACTCGCGGCTGAGGCGCAGCCTACTTCTAACAGGGCATTCGGTACTTTAGCAAGAGGCGAGCCGGTTGCATTCCCTGCATCATAGAAAAATTCGATAGATGTTTCCTTGAAGGCAATGATCGTATCGAGTTGGCGTGCGATGGCGACGCCAGCATCAGCTTCCGCATTGGCGCTAATGAAATTCAACGCATTCCATGAAAGCGGATTAAGGACATCGCTTCCATAGATGACACCAGCGGAATCCATCACATAGATGGTTCCGTCAAGATAGGCGGCACCATAGACAGTCGTCGCCGGATAATCGGCGTCCGTTACCTTTGTGATGGATGTGCCATCCCAAACCCATGCGTCTTTCGTGCTTTTGATGAACGCCTTTGGCGGCGTCGCGCCATTGCGCGGAATCAATGCGACCTGGACTGGAAGGCAATTTTGCGTTGGTGTTGTTAATGCGGTAGTCGTCGCCGAGCCCGTAGAAGCGAAGTGTAGTTCCGATACGGCGGTTCCATTTCCCTTGATTCCAGGGCCGATATACATCGTATTGTTATGCACCGTATGGCTAGCCTGCGCTCTAGCCGTCCACCCTGCCGCAGCCGTCACACTAGAGAATGTACTTCCATCCGTCGAACTATAGACATCATCATCAACCGCCGTCATGCCGAGATTGGTAGCGCCCCCCGCAATCCATACTTTATTGTTGTACACCCACGCGTGCGTATATTGTCGATCAGTGAAACCTGGCGCGGTATTTAATAATGCCCAAGTAACCCCATTGTCAGTTGAACGCCAGACATCATTGCGAACAGTTACGGTGCCATCAAGACCCGCAATGATTAAAAGATTCCCCAAGAAGCTTACGAATTGACAGCGCGTTAGATTGCCAATCCCTGCTATGCCACCATTAATTGATGACCATGTAGAGCCATTCGTTGATGCCCATATCTGCGGCGCAGCATTATTGACAGTAAGCAGCGCATACAACGTGCTGTTATGGATTATTAAACATTCTCCACCTCTTGTTCCACTTCCTACAATATCAGCGGTATTGTTTACCCAAGAAACCCCATCGGCGCTAGACCAAACGGCACGAGAATTTAATAGGACATAGATTCTTCCACCTAACGATACAGCGCAATTCTGCGCAGAAAGAAGCGAGCCGACAAAAGGCGCGACAGCAAGAATAGTGTTCCACGTGGAACCATTATCAGTCGATTTATAGACTGATATGTTGGTATCTAAATTGTCTTTACCGCCTATGTGATATAAATTCCCAAGATGGGAAACCATGTAGCCGGATTTAGTCGTTCCAGGGCCATCATTATTTGTTGGTTTTGGCGGAGCAGTCGCGGAAGTCCAACTTGTACCTGCCGCGAATGGCTGTAGATTGCTATAGAGCGTGTCATTCTTGATGAATAATGCTTCGCCATTGTAAGTCGTCGCGCCCTGTCCGCAGCCCGCGCCAAGTGCGTTCTGTATGGCTATTCCGGCGCGCTTGATGACCATTTGTCCAAGCGGGCCATTCTCTGAATAACAATTCGTGAGTCTGCCATCACGAGAAGCAATTGCATCTCTCGCCAGAAATGGAATCGTTAGCGGTCTACGTTGTCCGGGCATCATGGACCTCGCAGAATATTTCCATATCGAGATCTGATCATCCCGCTAACTTCAAGCTGAACTTCATTCGTGCGCTGGCTGTTTCTTCGCTTTACCGCAGCCAGAGACATTCGCGCATCTTCGCGCATCTGATCAGTGAGAATCCCGCCCTCAGCCGAATAATAAACAGCGAAATTATCGATCAAGGCTTTGCGATAACCGGCAGGCAATGAAACGGTTGTCGTAGCCGAGGCGAATTCAGTTAGCTGGAGCGCTACCGTAAGGAACAATTCGCCCGATGCAGGATTTGGCCAGAGATGCAATACGCCCAATGGATAAGCCATGTCATACCAAAGCAGATAGGGTTGACCGACTTCGGTCTTTGTCGGCAAGACATCCCATTCTTGCTTTTGCACTATTTTGAGCACCGGATAATCAATGCTATTAACGCGAAAGTAAGCGCTGAGAATCCGCTCAGGGCGCGTCACATTCAATGCGCCGCCGGAGCCGATGGTATAAGACGTTGCGCCAGTCAAAGTCAGCGCGGTCAGCTCTTTCTCTTCGTAGAGCGTAATCTTCTCAGCATTCCATTCATCAATCATCGCATTAAGTGCAAGCAAGCCATTGGCAAGCTGCGTTGCATCGGCAGTCGAATCGATGTCGATAATGCGAAGACGGCGCATCCCAGCGTTGATAATGTCTGAAGCTAGAGCCATGATGATTCCTTAATTTAAGCCAAGTTCTTCTTTGATTCGCTCAATACCCCATCTTCCATCAATGGCAATGCCGACATCTTCAGCAAGCTGAATCAATTCTTCGCGGGTGAGTTCCTTTGGTTCCACAGCAGGGGCTTTGGGCTTTAATGAATGAACTTCTGTTTTTGTCGATACTGCGGGGGCGTGCATTGGCTTCACTTCTTCTTTTATCGTCACTTCTTTTTTTGCGGGCAGTGGCTCTACCTCTTTCTGGACTTCTTTCTTCTTCGCCACAGTCCAACCGCTCTTCAGAAACATATCAACATCGGATTCGGTGCATGGATATCGACCATGCTTGGGATGTTCCATCATGATAATAGCCATTGCGTTTTCTCCTATTCAATGCCAAGATATTAACGCTTTTCCTCGCTCGTGCCCCGTTTCATAGTGCGGGGCTTTTTTTGTTTTACGAGGTCGCGAACGGCGTCGCTATCGAACCGGAGCCCGATACAACACCATCAATAACCCACAACGTCGTTGATACTGCCGTCAATCGATAACGATCCCCGATAACGCCACCAGTCGTTGTGCCATTAGATGAAATAGCCACGTGAGTCGTTCCATTGGCAGCCGCAGCCAATGTCGTAGCAGACCCCGCAATCAACATATCCACCAAACCGACAATGAATGTCGTAGCAGCATCAGTGATAACCTTTGCTGCATTACTGGTAATAGTGACAGTCGTTTGGAATTCGAACTGCATACCAATTGATGCGGAAGTTATCGCCGGTAAGGTATAAACAACACCGGCTGCCCTATCGAACAAGCAGAGCGCGCCGGATTCCTTTTCCAATAATGTACGAGTCGCGACGGCATCGCCGATGATTGCACGATGATTGCCGCGAAGCTGCGAGCGCGTCCCACCATAGGAGATTTGCTCATAATTGTCAGCAACAGTTGAGACCATGATATTTCCTTTAGGTTAGAGGTGTTTCCAGGTATAGCGATGAACAATATCTCTGATTACGGTTGGATCAAGCATATATTCCTTAGCGAGCATGAACTGCCGCGCACCCATTGCAAATAGCCAGCGAATTTCGCGAATCATTTCTTCTGAATATTTAGCCGTTGGATGCGTTTCGCCTTTTGCCGCTTCGCGACCGAGAACATGGAATAAATGTAGATTATTTTCTGAGGCGGTAACAATTTCCAGATTCTCGACGCGATTATCAGAGCGATTGCCGTTTTTATGGTTTACGTGATACTTTTTAGGGATTGGACCAATGAAAGTTTTTGCGACAATTCTATGAATAAATCTTTCTCCATCTAGATTTCTAGTGAAATGAGGATATCCGGAATTCAATCGGCATTTAATTATTTGCCCACTTGAATTACGAATTCTTCCTTCAGAACTAATTTCGAAGATTTCTGAATTGCCAGCTTTTACAAACTTCCATTGCTCCATTAGCGTATCTCCTAAGTCATTGATTATGAAGTGATTCGCACGCCCCATTCAGGCCGCAATGCAGCGAATCCATACAAGATATCCACACGAGTAAGATATTCGTCATTTCGAATATCCCCATCCGACCATACTCGCAACGATATCCCGTCGTAGGTTTTGCGTGAGCATTCGCCAGGCATAATCGGCAAGTCAGCTGTCGCGAATGTATACGCTTCCTTGTGGTACATGAGATCTTGCGCGTAAGTCGTTGAGGCGGAACCAACGAACACGATGTCATCATTGTCAGCTGGAAGCTGCGTGACGTTTTGTCGCGGCCCAGAAGCATAGATAGCAGGTTGGAAGGTGATAAGCGTCGTCGTTGCCGCCGTCACGGTGAATTGCTGAAGATGCGAATACGCCTGTTTGGTTTCCGGATGAACCGCCTTTGAAAGCTCGAAAGTAAACACTGACCCGACAGTAGGCGCCGCCGTGAAGCCATCAACTGTCACAGTTGTCGCTCCTTCCGTCACGCCGCCGGCCATATTCACTTCACCGGCAACATCCGCGCCATTCGTATGACGATAGGTCCGTTCATTGGCGTACCAATCAGCCATCGTAGTACGGCCAATAATACCTTCGCGATATTGCTGCTTGATTTGCGAAGCATCCTGGAATAGACCCTTATTCGCCCCGACCATCTTCGCCATCGTAATGCTATTGACTTGCAGCGAACGATTGTCATCTTCAGGCGCTAGGTACTGATTGAGCTTGGCCTGCGCATTAGCAAAGATTTCCAAATCATTCGGGACCGTACCTGGCGTGCCGACAAGGTTGTAGGTTGCTTTCGTCATTGCGGTCAAATAGTCCGCCTCAATGCCGGAAACGAGAACAGCCATTGCTGGCTCTAAGATGCGCTTTGAATAATCATCCAGCTTTAAAGCTCGCTCGGCGGAAGTGAAGGCGATATCAACGCCATCCTGCGTCGCAACCGTCAATGCTACGCTTTCTTCGATGGTATCTTGTACGGCCATGATGCGAGAGTTTGTGCGTCTGACATATCGAACCGGCTTTCTGATTCGAAGCGTATCGCCGATCTTTGCGCCTGTCTTAGCGAAAGAGTCGTCATAACTACGGTCGGTTGTTGCAATGAATTTCGTTTTCTCGTGGGCGATGCGAAGCGCCTCGCGAGTGATCATATCGATCGTAAGTAAAGTATTGGTAGCCATTTAAATTCCTTGGGAGGCATAAGCCTCTCTATCGGACTGCGCCGTCATCCCGACGGTGCGAACCGCGCCCTGCTAAGTTATGCGGTCATTTTCGTCCCAGTTGTCGATTGCGCTTCGCAATCCATGTCTCCATGTCATCATTGGACGAGGGCAAATCACTACTTGCATTCTTTCCCGTGAGTGGATCGATGGGCGGAGGCGCGGCTGATTTTACTTTCGACAATGACACTTCCAGCTTACCTAATTCCAATAGCTGCTTGCTCGGTGATAGTTTTGAGATCCTTAGCGCTTCTTCCTTGTGCTTCCCCAAGTGATAGAGCAATTCATCCGGCTTGTCTGATTCCAAAATCGCCTCACCCATCAACGGCGTTATTTGAACATCGCTCGCAAAGGCTACCTCATGGAAATCCGGGAATTTCTTCTCGGCTTCTTCTGAGATGGAATTCAACTTCGATTGATGTTCTAGCACTCGCTGGTGTTGAGTCTGTACTAGCTCGCGATGCTTGGCTTCAGATTGTTCCTTCTGAATACGCTCTTGCTCCGCCTTCCGTTCCGCCGCGTAAACTTGCTTGGCCTCCCATCTGGCTATTGCGCCTTGATACTTCTCATAACTATCGAACTGTTCAAGCTGAGGCTGACCTTCCGATTTATCGACATTGCCTGCATCTGATTGCGTTCGTCCCTTGCTGAGCAGATCCAACAATTGTCGGTTCTGATCCTCAATGACTCGCGCGCGTTCTTCTGCCGCCCGTCGTTGCGCTGTTAATTCGCTAAATCGTTTATTTAGCCCGTCTTGTTTCTTGTTAGCAGTGTCATTGCTTTGTTGAGGTGCTGGCGCCTCAACCTTATTCTGTTCCCAAGGGGGAACCTCAGCTTGCTGTGTTTCTTGAACCACCACCTCTTCCGCGGGCGGAGTTACGTCTATCGTTTGTGCTTCGTTTTCATTCATGGGATTCCCCAAGGATTAACCCGGTCGCCACCGGCCGGTAGGTTTTGTAAAATCGATTAATATCTTCTCGTAAAACGTCTTCTCTTCTCACAAAGTCAATGATTCTTCGAGTTTCTTCTTCACTATTTTTTTGTTGCTCATCATTGTTCATGGAACGATTCATCCAATCGCCCCTAATTCCGATGCCTGCGGTTGCGCCACAGTTGCCATACTACGAATATTTTCTGCGTGCGATTCTTCAATCTTAGCTTGGACTTCCATCCGCTTCGTTTGGGCGTCAATCTGCGTTGCCTGGAGCTCCATTTGCTTAATCTGTAGATCAATTTGCTTCATTTGAATGTCGGCGGCCTTGCTCACTTTTTCCATTTGAAGTTTTTGCGCTTCCATTTGCGCTTGCTGCAACGCCTGCCCCATCTGTTGCATCTGCGCTTGCATTTGCTGCATCTGCGCTTGGAGCTCAGGCGGAATTGCCTGATCACCCTTCTCTAGCTGCTGTATCTGCGGCGGCAACATAGCCTTCCATCGGTCGGCTATCTGATCGGCACCAGGCCAATCATTGGCGCGGAAGAAGATGTCTCCGGCTAGCTGCAAGAATTGTGGATTGCCTTGCATGATCTGGACCATCGCCTCGACAGCTTCTTGGCGTTTCGTCGTGTAACTTGGCCCAACTGTCGCCAGCACGTCATAGCGACCGACATTCAGATTGTAAATTTTCTCTACCGTGCCACTCAAAAGCGTTGTTTCGCGAACCGCCTGCGGCTGCGATGGATCTATGCGCGCCACATCAGTGGAATTATCCTCACCCAATATTTGAATGATCTGCGCCTTATCAAAAACGCGGGGAATCATATCAATGAGAATGCGCCCCTTATGCGCAATCGCCATCGATAACCCATCAATGAAGTGATAGGTCGCCGTATCGCCTTCGCGTTGCCTGGCAATGATTGCTTTGCCGCTTGTCTCATTGGAACGCTGGCCTAGGCTAGCTTCATATTGGCCGGTGACCATCTTAATGGCATCATTGGCCAGCTGAAGCCCTTCCATGACGCCTTGTGGTGCCATCGCAAGCTGCGAGCGCTGAGGCGGCCCGACAGGATTACCTTCCGCATCTCTCGTTTTATATTTAAGGTAAGGAAGATTTGCTGTATGCGCCCTATTCCAATCTGCCTCATTGTCTTCGATTTGACCATCAGCAACGAGCCATGGCACTTTCGGCTGTAACGCTACTGCCTCAATAAATGTTGACCATTGATAATTGAACACACGTTGAGGATCAACCGCGTCACGCACCAATCCTTTGAAATATCGCTGACCATCAATATCAACGATCAATCCCGGCACGCGGATGATGGGAATGTATTTGGAAGGGAAATCCATGCCTTCGATTCCGCCTTCGAGAATCTTGCCGCTAGTTAGCTTCCACCATTTGACTTTCGTTTCTTCCTCTTCCGCGTAAGCAATCGCACCCGGCCTAGTCGTATGGTCATAACCTTGCTCGGCACTATATTGAGTCCAATACTCAGTCTCGGTTATTTTCTGATTGTTGATCAGCGTCATGACGTTCTTAGTCGTCGTGACCTTCTCGAAATACTCAGCGACTCTTACTGTCTTGCGCGTAACCCAATCGGAACTACCTGCGCTCTCGTCTGCCCATTTTCCGGCTTCTTCTCCGTATCGAGATTCAAATTCATCCTTGGGGATCTCATCGACAACAAAAGCGCAGACAGCATCAGACCCGACAGGGCACATAGCGTTAGCGTCGAGATAGATGCTAAGAGGATTATGGACAGGCTTGACATATATTCCTTGTTCATTGTCTTCCTTATTCGTGTAATCGGTCGTCAGTCGAATGTAACCCCATCCGCCCGTCACTTGATGATTTACTCCTACATCAGTAGCAATGTCGCCGCTGGAACAGGCATCAATATGGCGGATTACGCCATCAAATACCTCAGCCACATCTGTGCTGGCATTCATGCTGACAGGGCGGACCTTGATCGTTGGGCGATTCTGACGGATATCATTTACGACCTGATAGACATGCTGTGCGGTGACATTGATCTCTACACATGGTCGCGGACTTGGTGGCATTTCCCTATCGCGTCTTATTTCTTCTGGCCATTGATGCCCGGGCAAATGTGTAAAGCGCATGTCTTGCAACCAAAGCAGACGATTAGATTCCTCGCAATCGGACGCCTCTTTGAACTTCTTGCGGACCTTCTCCAGGAACTTGTCTTCAGAATCGCTCATTGATAGCGCCCTTTATACTTAGTAGGCATCCTGATGCGCAAAGTATCGCCAATACTTGCGCCTATGAGGCTAAAAGAATCCTCATAAGTTCGATCTATCCTCATCATGTCGTGCAATTGTTCAACGGCGAGATGGAGCGCCTCGCGAGCGATAAGATCTACCGACAACAATCCATTGACAGCAAGAGACTGATTGGGAACAATCAATTGCCTAATAGGCATTAAGATCTCTGCCTTGACAATGGCAGGCGCAATGCCGAATGCCAATATGCCTTCAAGAAATCCTCGCCTGTTCATGCTCCCATCCATGCGGCTGATTGGCCTGTGTAAACAGCCCTAGTTGCACTTGGCGGCTTGGATCTGCTCGTCTTGTCTTGGGCCGATACCGCGAATCCCATAAACGCCGATGCGCCATGACTAGCCCAATTGTGCATAGGCTCCTTGCTGAACTGGCCGCCTTCCAATACCTTATATTGATAATGCCTGAGCGCATGAATGCCATCAGCGCAACGCTCGCGATCAAACCAAACATTGGGGAAAATCGTTCGGGCTGTATTGATTTGTGCCTCTATTGGCAGCAAAGGAATGATATTTATTTTGCGTCCAAGCTCTCTTGCTTGCTGCTCCAGGCTTTTCCCATTAGCTGCGAGTGTCTTATGTCGACCATCATGCGGTAGCCAATCGGTATCATATATATAAGGTCGCTTCTGGAGTTCTTGAATGTACCAACCAAGCGTCTGCTGTGAGCTTTCTAGATAGTCAATGACGCGCCATTCGAAGCCGATACGCTGGACAAACCAGATAGCCGTCGCATCAAAAAGGCCGAGATCCCAGAATGTGGAAACTGGCTTGGCGGGATTGTAAGGAACGCGAGTCAATCGGCATGGTTCTGCAGCCTCAGCATCAGACAGCTGCTTGGCAAAGACGGCGCCCTCGACAGCTTTCTTGCACAACCCATCCCAAATGTTCTGGTAACCGCTGGGATCGCGCACGAGACAGTCTTTGCGCTCCTGCTCAAGCACCTCATTGAACCATGGATTATCACGCCAGCTCATGCGGATCACGATGGAATCGGTGGGAGGAAGGACGACGAAGCGCTGGTAGGTTTCGTCTTCCTCAAGCTCTGGGTTGAAATCGATGTAGATCTCCGAGCCAGTCTTGCGAATAGTCGGAATCAGCGTATCCCATGACATTTTCGAGACAGTTTGCGCCTCGGTCACCCAACAATCGTCCGCGCCTTCCAACGACTTGATGCTCTTGATGTTGTGCTTCAGGCCATGGAAAGTGAACAGCGTACCGTTCCTGCCGATGATCTCCGTCTTCTTAACATCGTAGAAGTTATGCAGTCCGAGATTGTGGATCTGCTCCGACAGCAACGCGTGAACGGAATCATCAATCGAGTTCTGGAACTCGCGAGCACAGATGATTCTCCGCTTCTCGCTAGCACCTCTGAGCAGGAGTCGCCTTGAGATTCCCCACGAAGCCCCTTTGCCGCGGCCGCCGTAGACGATCTTATATCGTGCTGGCTTAAACAGCTGCTGAAGTTTTTCCGGGAATTGGGCCGAGACAATCATTTATCGACAGGGACGAACTCGACAGTGATCTTGACTGGAATGTCAGAGCCATCCGGCCCGCTCATCTCTTGCGGGATAAGCTTCTGAGCGATCATGTAGAAATCCTTCGGATTCGCCTTACCCCAGTTCTTCAGATGCGCCGGATCAGCATCGTCCTCTTGCAGATAGTCGAACGCTTCCTTGAAGGCTTGGCGTACGCTCACAGTCAGCTTGTTCTGCACGCCCTTCTTGCGTCCTGAACCTTCTGATTTCTTGCCTCTCGGCTTTCCCTTTGGCCATCCTTGAGACATTCTGAAAATTTCCCTTTCAGAATTTTCGCAGTGCGATATTTGTTAAATGATAAATGACTCGCGGTCATTTGTGCTCAAAGAAAATTCTACAACGTTTTGTGAGTTGTGTCACTTGCGTCATCTTGAATAAGTAAGCATAATTCATCTCATCAACAACGCAATACAACCAGGAGCAAGAAAATGCAAACAGTATTCAATCGCAGCAAAACCGTTGTCTCGTTCTTTTACGGCAAACAAGCGTTCGGAATGAGCGCCCCTGATGCTAAAGAGTTTGCTGAGCAGGTCAAGCGAGCGCGCCACCAAGATGAAGCCAAAAGGGTAGAGAAGGCAGGGCAAATTCCATTTGCCGAATGGGCAAAATGGAAAGCAGTAAGGCTCTGCGGGAAGAGCATCCACTTATGAGATCTTGCAAGGACCATCTGCATGAAATACAAGATCGTAGAACATGATGACATCGCTGGCGAACAGCGCACTATCGCCAGTGGCCTAACGCGCCTTCAGGCTGAGCAATTGATGTTGGATCATGTCTGGAGCAAATCTGAAGAAGGCATTTGGCATGCCGTCCATCCTGACATAACCGCTGAGGATGCCTACGAGGAACCTTATTAACCAGATTAACAATCAATATAAGAGGATGATCATGAGCGAGAAAATTACGTATTCGGAGAAGTACAAAAAAGGCACAATCGTAAGAGACAGTTTATTGCCTGAGCGATTGCCCTACATGTCGAGCGGCGCGAAGATATTCCGGATGGAATTGAAGCAAGCCGGTAATATCATGATAGATGGCGAAGAATATGAGTTTCAAGACATTAGGGTAATTTCTTACTATGCGCCAGACTAACAATCATGGCGGCCTACGTCCCGGCGCAGGCCGTCCATCGCAAGGCAAGATACGTCGTACCGCATCATTCTCAGCCGAAACGATCAGGATCATTCTTGAGATCGGCGGCGGGAATTTCTCCCTTGGCGTGGAGATCGCCGCTAGAGTAACGCGAGCTTATAAAATCACATTTGGTAGAAATGTCAATAAAAAAGCGCCCTGTAAGGACGCTTTATGATCTCCCAACACTGCTTATGGTTGCGAGGGGGTATTCTCCGCTACTGCCGTTGCAAGTTCGGCATCTTTTGCGCCAAGAGCATCAGAGAGCGCCTGGAGCGCCGCAGGATTACCGCTTGCAATACACTCGTCCAACTTCGCTTTAATGCCCTTAATCAACGTGATTGCGGAATCAATCACATCAGCATTTTTTGCTACCTGCGCCTGAAGCGCATCAAGTTCACCGGCCATGACATTCACCTTTCTTGTGAGTAAATCAATCTTAGCGTTTAATGTATCAAAATAATGCTTGATCGCATTATCCGCAAACCGTAAGTTAACATCCAATTCCCACCTAGGCATTATGAAGCCCCGCTGTCTTCAAAAAGACCGATATATGCTAGCCTCATGAAATGACAATGGCAAGTCACTTCTTTTTCGACTTTCCAGCATGTTTCTTGGCCTCACGCTGCACTGAGTACCCTATCGCGACAGCTTGTTTGGGATCTTTTCCAGACGCGATTTCTTTCGCTATGTTCTCTTGCCGTACCTTGTTGCTGGCTGATTTCTTTAATGGCATTATCCTTCCCCTTTTACTTGTTGTCGCAGAGCCCTCTCCCGCTCCGAATACCCTTCACCCTTTTTGGCATCCGTGAACCGCTGATAATGATTGGCCCGCAGCCACATAAGCATTTCCATAGTAGGCTCCTGCTCAATGACTTGCTCGATAGCCTGCTTGATGCCTACGCCCGCCCATACAAGCGCTTCAATTTCGTTTAACTCAGGATCGCTTAACATACTTTCTCATCGCCCTTCTTGGCATCCGTGAATCGCCCATGATAACCACCAGTCGCCAGCCACATGATCAGAAGCATGGAAGGCTCCGAGCCGGTGACGAAGCGTACGGCGTCTCTCATGTTCATTCCGCCCCATATGAGCTTCTCTATCGAATTGAATTCTTCTTCGCTTAACATAGTTCTTTCTATATCCCTGCGAGGGTCAGATCAATGAACATTCCCTGAATTCTCGCGGTAACGTCAGGCGTACCGCTCGAAAGATCGGATACCCGCCATCCGAATCCGGTTTTCTCGGGGACAATGAGCGGAATATCTTGGGGAAGAACGAAGGGAGAATTCCCTCCAGGATTAATATGGAACACATTATCCCGCGTCAATATTCCGGTTGATGAAAAAAATTCCTGATTGAATGTCGCCACGGCATCAACCTTACCTGTTCCTCCAAGCACTTGATTCAGACTTAAATAAGCCTGACCGGCCGCAGTCATGAGCATACTATTTTGACTCCCGGACGTACCGGCAGCCATATGTTGCATCGTTGCGCCCGGACCTGGAATACGCGCCGTAATTGCGCTGCCATTCGTTTGTAAACTGCCCGCAGTGGCAACTAGCAGTTTATTGATATGAATGTATTGATTGACAAGAGCGACTGGACTCGTTCCATTCATTGTTATCGTCTCACTGACAGAGGCATAGGCCGCACCAACGCCTTGCGCTATGACGGTTCTTGCGCCGGTTCCCGCAGCCGTATCATTAACGCCACCAAGAATCTCTACCGCCGTCGGCGTGGATCGCCACGTAAACGCGCCGCCCGTCCAAACATAAGCCGGTGCTGTAATCGCCGGAGCGAATCCCTTGAATATGGTTCTTGACCATCCAACAACCTGGCCAAGCGTTACACCAGCAAAAAAATTCCTATCGAATATTTTTCCGCGATTATCTAGAAAGAATGTTGAAGGGACTCCGCCGGATGTTCTCATTGCTTGAAACAATAAATAATTACAGCAATAACGACAAAAAATAAGATCAATTCAAGAAGTAGACTGCCTATCCACCCAGCAATATCAAATATTTTCTCTAACAATTCTTTTGAGTTTTCGTTCACTGGATTAATCAGCCACAACACCGAAGACCAGCACATCGCCCGTAACTGCGGCCGTACTGCCTGTCGTCAGCGATAGATAAAGCGGCGAAGCGCTCTGTGCATCAGTCGCCAGTAATGCCCCCAGGGTTGCATCAGTGATCTTCCCTGCGCCCGACAGCCCTATCCATGACTGCGTAGCGGCCACCAGCGCGCTACCGCCCTTAGCGGCCGCTGTGTAGATTCCACCGGCACAAGCCACTGTTGCGCCGCCCGTCTTGCGAATCGCCAGGATTTTGGTGATAACGTAATTCGTACCGGCAAATTGTTTGGTAAGCGCTTGATCGGTCGTGAGCTGAAAGTCGAGACCTCGCCCAACAAAGAGCAGCTGTTGAGTATTAGCCGCGGATACTGGCGCCGAAGCTGAAGGGAAAGTACGCATTATGCGTAATAGCTGATATTCAGCTTGGCGGACGCCGCTTCTTCAGTGAAGCGGAGCACATCAAGCTGTGTTGTCGCCTCAAGCTCCGCGCCCACAAGCAACCGCATTCCCACTGTTGCCGACGGCGCGCTGCCTGTTTGGAGCCATCGAACGGCTTGGCCTTCTGCATGTATTAGCGCTTTTGTTGCTGGAGATCCGGTTACAGGGTCGAGGGGAATTGTTAATGCGGTAGAGCCAGTTAGACTCGTTATTTGCTGGAATCCGATACATCGATATAGGCGCGCACCTTCCATTTTTCACCTCGCTTAGATCCGCTCTTTTTAACATGCCGGATGGTAAAAGTAAATGAGTCTTTTTTTGTTGATTGTATCACCATTAAGCTACGGCTATTTCGCATACAATGCAACTGTCAATAATGAAATCATCGAGGAAAATCATGGAGAAGTTAGCGAATACTCACGTATTGGTTGATG